GGCCTGACTAGTTCGGACTACTTTCATAAGTAAGTAAGGATTGTGTTGGGCGAGACTTAATAGCAGATCTTTGGATAACTCCATTGATTTGACATTACGCCTCACTTTCGGCTGTTCTCCAAAGCACCATGATATACGATTTAGTTCAGAATAGGCTAAACGGATTTTCTCCGTTAGCTCTAAACTGTCAAAATCCCATAGATAATGACTCGCAGATTCCGAAAGGAGATCAGCGAAGTTATCTAATAAATCATCAGTACTTGGAAAATAATAACAATCGATTGTTAAGAATCTTCTATACTTTCGATATGTTAATTCATCATTTTCCAATGCTTTGAATCAACCGCGGGTGATCTTATTCTTCAGTAATTCTGATAAAGAATTATTAAAGGTTTCAAGATCCCTTATATCTAGCGAATCTATAGCCGAAGCTCTAAGGCTTGGTGATAGATCCAGTATAAGGTTTAACCCAAAATAAGAAACAATATCTCAATAAGATCCTTGAAGTTTCCTCATCCATTTCTGGCTTGAGAAACACTCTGGAGATCTTATGAAAGATTGTAACTTATCAACAAGGACTTCTCTATCCAACAAAGGATCTTCGAATACATAACGACTTAAGTCATATTGTATAAAAAGATCTTTAAGGTAGAGTGGCGATTTAATAAATTCAAATAATGATTTCGGTCCTAAAGGACTATAATCATGTTCTGGACCTATTAATTTTTTAGCAAATTCGGCTACTCCAATCTTAGACACTAAGGACTTTGATAAATTAATATCAACTCCTAAGTCTGTCATAAGTTTTAGATAAGCCTTGGCTACTAAAGGGTCAGCGATAACAATATCATCGCCAAGCAGAGCATAGTCTTCAAATCAGTCAGTATGACCGACCCGTTGAGCTGCGATCTGTACTATAGCGTGATGTGTTAAGGCTAACATCGCCCAAGAGGAAAGAGCTCCCATTGGTTGTCCTATTGAATAACGGTAGATACCGTTACTGTCAGGGAATTCAGAGGTTGAAAGAGAATAATCTCTATCAACCAATAAATCCCTTCAAGCTATTGCGGTCTCTTTATCATTAAAGAGTTCAC